CCTCACTTGTGGTGACGGTGAACAAAGAGCTGAGGTTTATGGTGCTGCAGCCGATAGAAACCAAGCTTCCATAGTTTTTAATGTGGCGGCTGATATGGTTAGAATGTGTCCACCTCTAGCTAAGAGAGTTAAAATTTTAGATTCAATGAAGAGATTAATCTATCAGCCAACAGGAAGTGTATATCAAGTCCTGTCTGCTGATGTTAAAAATAAACACGGTTTCAATACTCATGGAGTTGTCTTTGATGAACTCCATACCCAACCTAATAGAAAACTATATGATGTTCTAACTAAAGGGTCTGGGGATGCAAGAACCCAGCCTCTTTACTTCTTAATAACTACAGCTGGAGACAATCAAAATTCTATCTGTTGGGAGGTTCATCAAAAGGCTGTAGATTTACTTGAAGGTAGAAAAACAGACTCTACCTTTTACCCTGTTATTTATGGTGCTGATATGGATGATGATTGGACAGATCCTAAGGTTTGGAAAAAAGCTAATCCCTCTCTAGGAATTACCGTAACTATGGATAAGGTAGAAGCGGCCTTTGAATCAGCTAAGCAAAATCCCGCAGAGGAAAATTCTTTCAGACAGCTAAGGCTTAACCAATGGGTAAAACAAGCTGTAAGATGGATGCCCATGGATAAATGGGATGCCTGTTCTTTTAAAGTTGATCCTAAAAGCTTGAAAGGTAGAATTTGTTATGGTGGTCTTGACCTATCATCTTCTACAGATATTACAGCCTTTGTTTTAGTCTTTCCACCAGAAGATGAGGATGATAAATATGCTATTCTTCCCTACTTCTGGCTACCAGAAGAAACTCTTGATTTAAGGGTAAGACGAGACCATGTAAATTATGATTTATGGGAGAGACAAGGATACATCAAAACTACTGAAGGAAATGTAGTCCACTATGGTTTTATAGAAAATTTCATAGAGGAATTAGGAATGGAGTATAACATTAGAGAAATCGCCTTTGACCGCTGGGGAGCAATTCAAATGACACAAAACCTTGAAAGCATGGGTTTTACTGTTGTTCCCTTTGGGCAGGGCTTTAAAGATATGAGTCCTCCTACCAAAGAATTGATGAAATTAACCCTTGAAGAAAAACTAGCCCATGGTGGACATCCAGTCCTTCGTTGGATGATGGATAATATTTTTGTAAGGACTGACCCTGCTGGGAATGTTAAACCAGATAAGGAAAGATCCTCTGAAAAGATAGACGGTGCTGTGGCAACAATAATGGCCTTAGATAGAGCCTTAAGAAATGATGGAGTTAATACTGGTAGTGTCTATGATGAAAGAGGGATTCTAGTTTTCTAGATTTATTTAGGAGGTGATTATATTAATATATTTTCAAGATTATTTAAGCAAGGATCTAAACCTAAGAATTCTTTATTTGGATCTACCTACAGCTTTTTCTTTGGCTCCACTTCCAGTGGTAAAAATGTTAACGAAAGAACAGCTATGCAAACAACTGCAGTTTACGCTTGTGTGAGAATTTTAGCAGAAACAATAGCTTCACTGCCGTTACACACTTATATGAATACTGAAAATGGGAAAGAAAAAGCAAGAGGACATCCTGTATACCATCTCCTTGCAGATTCTCCCAACCCTGAGATGACTTCATTTGTGTTCAGAGAAACACTGATGGGTCATCTTTTATTATGGGGAAATTCATACTCTCAGATAATTAGAGATGGGCATGGAAAAGTTATAGCACTTTATCCACTGCTTCCTGACAAGATGAAAGTTGAAAGAAGTGATAAGGGAGAAATCTATTATTTATACACTAGCGAAGGGAAAGAACATCTCTTAAGAAATACAGAAGTTCTTCATATCCCAGGACTAGGATTTGATGGTCTCATTGGCTATTCACCTATTGCCATGGCTAAAAATGCTATTGGGATGGCCATTGCTACTGAGGAATATGGAGCTAAGTTCTTTGCTAACGGAGCAAATCCTGGTGGAGTTTTAGAACATCCTGGAGTTGTAAAAGATCCTCACAGAATTAGAGATAGTTGGAATCAGGTATATCAAGGCACATCAAATGCCCATAGGGTTGCTGTGCTTGAAGAGGGAATGAAGTTTTCACCAATAGGAATTCCACCAGAACAGGCCCAGTTTTTAGAAACCAGGAAATATCAGACTGAGGAAATATGCAGGATATTCAGAGTTCCACCACACTTGGTCGGTGATTTAGAAAGGGCTACATTTTCTAACATAGAACATCAGTCGATTAGCTTTGTGGTCCATACAATTAGACCTTGGCTGGTCAGAATAGAGCA